GGAATACTTTGAGTTCTCTGGTTTTACTTTGTACGATTTCAATCAGTGGTTACTAGACCAAGGAGAGTGCGAGGTCATAGGTCACAACATAATTGACTATGACATACCTGTTCTTGAGAAGATACTGGGTACAGACTTCAGCAAATGTAAGGTCACAGACACGCTAGTCATGTCACGGTTAGCTAACCCACAGCGCGATGGCGGTCACTCGCTAGAGAACTGGGGTAACATATTGAACCAACCAAAAGGAGAGCATTATGATTGGGATAATTTCTCGCAGGATATGGTGGACTACTGTCGCCAAGATGTGCGAGTTAATAAACTGGTGTACCAGAAACTCCTCACTGAGCTTACTGGTTTTGGAAGCGAAAGCATCGAGCTTGAGCATAGAGTACAAGATATTATATGTGGACAGATTAAATCAGGATGGACGCTAGACCAAGAGAAAGCGTTCTTATTATTAGCAGAACTAAAGGAGAAGAAGTATGAACTTGAAGATGAAGTGTTACAGACTTTCAAACCGTTACCAACATTTGTCAAAGAGATTACCCCCAAGACTAAGAAAGATGGTACGTATTCGGTTGTTGGGCTTAAATTTCTAGGCGATCAATGGACTACCGCAGTCGCTCCCTTCAGCCGTATTGACTACCCTGTGTTTAACTTGGGTTCTCGACAGCAGATAGGACGATACCTACAATACTTCGGGTGGAAGCCCAAGCAGTTCACTGAGACAGGACAGCCTATCGTAGACGAGGCAGTGCTAAGTAAGGTGCAAGGTATACCGGAGGCATCTCTGATTGGCGAGTACCTGATGATACAGAAGCGTGTAGCACAGGTTCAGAGTTGGTTAGATGCAGTCGAGGACGATGGTAGAGTACATGGGTACGTCAATGCGTGTGGCGCTGTGACAGGCCGTATGACGCACTCTAGTCCCAACATGGGACAGATCCCCGCAGTCTATTCACCCTACGGCAGAGAGTGTCGTGATGTGTGGACAGTACCGGAGGGATATAAACTTGTGGGCTGTGACGCTAGTGGTTTAGAGTTGCGTATGCTTGCCCATTACATGAATGACGAGGACTACACTAATGAAATTCTCAATGGAGATATTCACACGGCAAACCAGTTGGCTTCGGGCGTTGACACTAGAGATCAAGCAAAGACTTTTATATACGCTTTCCTTTATGGAGCAGGAGACGCCAAGGTCGGAAGTATCGTTGGAGGAACTAAGCGTGATGGTGCAAGACTTAAAGAAAAGTTCCTGTCAAATACGCCTTCTCTTAGAGACTTACGAGAGCGAGTTGGAGTGGCGGCTACAAGAGGCTATGTTCTTGGCTTGGATAGAAGACGGGTGTCAATACGATCCGAACACGCTGCATTGAACAGTCTATTGCAGTCAGCAGGAGCCGTGGTGATGAAGAAAGCCCTATGTTTGTTGCATGAATACGCTACACTCTGGGGCATAAAGTTTAACATTATAGGAAACATACACGATGAAATCCAGACAGAGGTCGAGCAAGAGAAAGCAGAGGTTTTCGGACGGTTGGCAGTCAGTTGTATTGAAGCGGCAGGACTCCACTACAAACTCAACTGCCCTCTCACCGGAGATTACAAAGTTGGAAACAGTTGGGCAGACACGCATTAACCCTGCCACTGGGAAGCCCCTGTACTACAAGGACAACCCAGAGACTAAGAAGCAGGAGAACGCTAAACAGATGTACGTCAACGGTAAATACGTACCTAAGACGCACCCCCTGTACAAAGCAGGAAGGTACAAAGGGTTTGAGGATGCGGCCTTTAGTTCCCTAGAGAACTACAAGTCTAACCCAGAGGGTCAGGTGTACATCATAACTAACCCTGCATGGGAAGGTTGGGTCAAGGTAGGTATGGCAGTAGACGCAAAGGACAGACTGAACAGTTATCAAACCAGTTGCCCTTTCCGCGATTATATGTTATACTATAGTTATGAAACAAAGGATAGACGTAAAGCAGAGTCTGAAGCACACAGCAAACTAGATGAAAAGTTTGAGCGTAGGAAAGAGTGGTTCAGATGTACACCAGAGGAAGCAATTGAGGTACTGACATGAAGACAACGGACAATGTAGTACAGGACATCTACGCATTGATGGAAAGCAAAGACGCTGATCCATCTGTAGATGTAGAGGCAGAGATAGAGAAATTTGGTGAAGGCGTCAAGGCACTAATGCGTACTGAGTTTGGTCGGAAGAAGCGAGAGGATAACCGCAAGCTACGCTTGTCGAACATTGGCCGCACCGACAAGTATCTCTGGAATCATGTCAACGGTACAGAGGGAGAGAAGCTACAGCCTCATACCTACATCAAGTTTATGTACGGTCACTTGATTGAGGAGATGCTATTATTCTTGACCCGCATGGCAGGACACACAGTTACTGACGAGCAGAAGGTATGTAAGGTAGAAGGTATCGTAGGTCACATGGACTGCAAGATAGATGGTGTAGTGACTGACGTTAAATCTGCCAGTAGCTTTGGGTTTAAGAAGTTCAAGGATGGGTCACTGGCCTTTGACGATCCCTTTGGTTACATAGATCAGATCAAAGCCTACGCTCACTCAGAAGGTGAGACACAGTTTGGTTGGTTAGCTATGGACAAAGCCAATGGTCACTTGACTTATCTCAAGTATGACCTTGAGGATACTCAAGCACCTGTGTATGAGGTACTGAAGGGTGACATTGCCGACAGGGTTAAGCATATAAAAAAGCTAGTAGAGCAACCAGAACCGAAAGAGTGGTGCTACCAACCTGTGCCAGACGGCAAGTCAGGAAACTCAAAGCTCTCTATTGGTTGCTCGTACTGTCAGTTCAAAGACCACTGCTACCCAAATTTAAGAGTCTTCAAGTATTCATACGGGCCAAAGTTTTTGGTAGACGTTATTAACGAACCAAGAGTAGAGGAGATCACGCTAGATGAAACGGGCTTTTAGATCAGGACTTGAGAAGGATTTATCAGAGAAGCTAGACGGACAGTACAAGTTTGAGCCTTATGATTTACCTTACACAGTACACAAGAAGTACCTACCGGACTTTGTTCACGAGGATAAGGCAATACTGATAGAGTGCAAAGGTTTCTTTAGGGTCGGTGATACTCAGAAGTATACCGCCATACGAGACTCAATGCCAGAGTGGGAGTTAGTCTTTGTGTTGTCAAACCCTAGCAAGAAGGTACGTAAGGGTGGCAAGATAACAATGGGAGAGTGGTGTGACAAAGAAGGATTCAAACACTTCACCATTGAGACTGCCAAAGAACTAACACGTTATATTAAAAGGAAGAAAGTATAATGGCTATGACACTAGAGGAGCTTAAAGAGAAATTAGTATTGCATCTGGATGAAGAGTTGACTTGTGAATTATTATCAATCACGACATACGATTTAGTAGAGGCATTTGAACGTAGGATAATTAGAAACTTTGACAGAATAGCAGAGGACTTTGATGATGAGACTGAATGACGTAAGCCCCGCAGAGTGGGACAGAGTGACCAAGACGGGACTAGAGCATTGGGCTAAACCTGCTGAAGAAGAAGCTAAAGAGTTAGACCCAGTGAATAACCCAAGCCATTACAACACAGGTGAGATAGAGTGTATTGATGCAATACGAGAGTCCATGTCCAGTGTTGCATTCAAAGGCTATCTCAAGGGCAACTGCATGAAGTACCTGTGGCGCTATGACTACAAAGGTAAGCAAGTACAGGACTTACAGAAAGCAGGTTGGTACTTAACCAAACTAACAGCAATAGTGACAGAGGAGAATAACTAGTGGATCAGTATCAACAGTTTATACACAAGAGCAGGTACGCACGTTGGCTACCAGAGGAAGGCAGACGAGAGCGTTGGGATGAGACAGTCAACAGATACGTAGACTTCTGGAAAGACCGTGGACAGATAAATGATAAGGAAGCACTTAAGTTATTCAATGCTATCTTTAACCTAGAGGTCATGCCTAGTATGCGCTGTATGATGACAGCAGGTGAGGCACTGAACAAGGATAACGTAGCAGGGTTTAACTGTAGCTACCTACACATTGATTCACCACGTAGCTTTGATGAGCTAATGTATGTTCTCATGTGCGGCACAGGTGTAGGCTTTAGTGTTGAACGTAACTTCATCAACAAGCTCCCTATCGTTGCTGAGACATTCCACAAGACTGACAGTGTGATCGTAGTAGCTGACAGCAAGATAGGTTGGGCTTCTGCATTCCGTGAGCTAATCAGTCTACTGTACGCAGGTAAGATACCTAAGTGGGACATGAGCAAGATACGAGAGTCAGGGGCTAGACTCAAGACATTCGGTGGTAGAGCCAGTGGGCCAGAGCCTCTTGATGATTTGTTTCACTTCTGCGTAGGTATCTTCCTGAAGGCCGCAGGTCGCAAGCTGACATCCATTGAGTGTCATGATGTATGCTGTAAGATTGCTGACATCGTAGTAGTCGGGGGTGTGCGTAGGTCAGCCCTGATTAGCCTGTCTAACCTGTCAGATCCACGTATGGCTAAGGCTAAGAACGGTAACTGGTGGGACACAGAAGGACAGCGTAGGCTTGCTAACAACAGCGTAGCGTACACTGAGAAGCCAGACTTTGAGTCTTTCCTAGCTGAGATGCAGAACATGTACGAGAGCAAGGCAGGAGAGCGTGGTATCTTCAGTCGAGTGGCGGCACAGAAGATTGCCGCACGTAACGGTAGGCGTGACCCTGAGCAGGACTTTGGTACTAACCCTTGCTCTGAGATCATCCTACGCAGTAATCAGTTCTGTAACCTGTCAGAGATTGTTGTTCGTGCTGATGATGACCTAGCTTCGTTAAAAAGAAAGTGTGAAGTAGCGGCTATCATTGGTACACTACAGGCTACGTTGACAGACTTCCGGTATTTACGGAATGTGTGGAAGAGAAATACGGAAGAGGAGGCATTGCTAGGCGTGAGCATGACAGGAATCATGGATCACTACCTGTTAAGCAAAGGGGATTCACCTGACTTGGAGAAATGGCTTGGACAAATACGTGACGTTGCTATCAAGACTAACGAGAAGTGGGCTACTAAACTTGGAATTAATCAGTCTGCGGCTATTACTTGTGTTAAGCCTAGCGGTACAGTATCTCAGCTTGTTGATAGTGCTAGTGGTATCCATCCTCGCTTCTCTGAGCATTACATTCGCAGAGTACGTAGCGACAAGAAAGACCCGCTTGCACAGTTTATGTCAGCGGCAGGATTCCCAGTAGAGCAAGACCTGATGAGCCAAGCGTCACTGGTGTACAGCTTCCCTGTCAAGTCTCCAGAGGGTTGCACCACGGTCAAACAGGTGGGTGCTATGGAGCAGTTAAAGCTGTGGAAAGCCTATCAGAATGGGTGGTGTGAGCATAAACCAAGCATTACTGTTTACTATACAGACGATGAGTTCTTGGAAGTAGCACAGTGGATATGGGATAACTTTGATCTGTGTAGTGGTATTAGTCTGTTGCCTTATAGCGATCATGTATATCAACAAGCTCCGTATGAGGACATAGACGCTGAGAAGTATGAAGAGTTACTAGCGGCTATGCCAGAGGGGGTGAACTGGGATGATCTGGAACACTTTGAGAAAGAAGATAACACGACAGGGAGTCAGGAGTTAGCGTGTGTAGGTGGCGCATGTGAGATAGTTTAGATATAACATGTTACAACTTGGGGGCATTACGCCCCCTTTTTTATTCCTCATCATCTCTTGCGGAGACAACCCCTGCTCCCGTAAGTAGACCTCCTCCTGCTACTGTGCCTTGTAGTTTTCTTTTTGCTGATGTTGCCCTAGCTACGTCAGCTTCTGTTACTGGAGGTCTGGATGCTTTAAAGGCTCTCTTTGTATATGCCTCATTAGTTTCTTTTGAAGTTTTCTTTATGCCCGTTACTTCTTCAGTTTCTTTAAGTGCTTTCTTAATATTTCTTTTTGTCTTGTTAGTTTTTATTTGTTTGTTATTATACTTAGCACCTGTCTTAATTGAAGACTCAATCAGAGGAGAAGCAGTAATTAAACCGTGACCACCCACAGGGTCTTTACCTAAGATATCATGCCCGTCACTTAGCATTGTGTACATCTTTTCTTTATCAGGATCAACCACAACAAAAGCGTTCATCCCTCCTAGTTCTTTCTGTCTTGAATTGAAAGACTGCTGTGTTACTAAGTAACCTTCAGGCTGTTTTATATCTGACAGGTTTCTAGCTCCTACTGCGTTTCCTGCTTCATCACTAACTCTTGCCATCTTTATTGCACGAGTGTTCAGTAGTTTATTAAAAGCGTCTAGGGTTTTCTCTTCTCCTTTGTAAAGTTTTAAACCCTTGGCTGACTTTGCTCTAGCCAATAATAAGGTATCTAACATCTGACTAGGCTGACCACCAACCCCTAGCTTTTTCATTAGCTGATAGGCATCTCCGTTTAAAGTAGATGAGACTTGCATAAATTCTACCATGTCTCTACCTTGTAGTTTAGGTACAGCTTTATTGCCACCAATCTTATTTAATTTATTAACAGAGCTTAAGTAAGTATCTGTGGCTTTTCCATGAAGCGCCCTGACCACTGGCGCACCTGCTCCTGAAACACCAATAGATTCTACGTAACCTATGTTCTTATCTACGGACGGGTCTTTAATCTGATACTCATATCTACCCTTGGGGTTTGAGACATGAGGCCCATCAGTCAAATGCTTAGTAGCTCGTTCAACAATAGAATCAGGAATAGTACCTGAAGTTCTAAAGCCCTGACCAACAGCAGAAGACAAGGTAGCTACGTCTTCTCTAGGAATACGAGAATCTAAGTAGTTAAGACCTACAATACTTTTCTCAAGCAGTGTGTCTTCAGGTGCGTCAAGCTGACGGTTGATAGAGATGGCTGTCTTTTCTGCGTCCTGTCCTACATCGCTCATCCAATCGTCTATCTTTGTATCAGACATTCCCACAACTCTACGCTTTGCTACAGCCTGTGGATCAATGCTTTCTTTAATTGCAGGTACGATAGCTTTTGTATACTCTTTACCAAAGTTAATCGCACCTTTTATTGGGTTAGTGTAGAATTCAGGGATTCGCGTAGGTACGTTTTGTGCTGCTTTGTTAGCCAGACTACCTGCACTCGACAGCATTCCTCTAACGGGACGTACAGCCATTCCTGCAAACGGTATAGCAGAGGCATAACCTAGACCTGCCATAAGGTAGTCACCCTGCTGTCGTGCTTGCTCTCCTTCTGCAACACCTTTAACATCTCCAATAATAGGAGTAAAGTCTATTAGAGTTTCACCCATAGATGCTGCAAAATCTTTCTGTTCTTCAGGAGACATTGTAGCTAGTGCCTGACCTAAGCCAGAACTTGTACCACCTAAGTAACTTGACATTATTTCCTACCTAATAGTTTGTCTCTGTTGTATTCTTCTGCTCCACCTAACAGGTGACTATAAGTTATTTCACCAACTACAGGAACAGGTTTAACTAACTTTTCAAAGTCAGGATCTTCTTCAGTAAGTTCAAGAGCGCCTGAGAAAGCTGCATCAATAATAGGAGCAGCGGGAGTTACCATGTTGCTTATGAATCCAGTAGCGTCTCCCCTGCTTAGATATTTTTCTGTAGCATACTTACCAAAACCAAAGACACCTAACAACGCCCACATTGCTCTATCAGGCAGTTCTTCAGGATCAACCTCTCTGCCTTTCAGAATGTCTTTCATTACCCCTGTGCCAGTATTGGCTACGGTTAAGTAACCTCCTAGTAAAGCAGCGTTTTTAGCCGCTGTTACTTTGTTACCTTTGCTCCACTCTTGTACAATGTTTCTACGTACAATATCATACTGCTTCAAAGTAAAGGACTTTAGCATATACAGGATACGTCCGTTAGGGTTGTTCAGATACATAGGAGGCATTTCACTTAAAGCAATAGGCTGAACATCTGCAAGAGCATTAAAAGTAAATAGCTTGACATTCTCTGTTATATCTCCCGCTTTAAGGTCACTAACTAAAGAATCAATTTCGTTGCCGTACACACCCCCATGTTTCTTTCTAAAGGCTGCTTCTCCTTTAGCTGTACGTACCTGACCTTTGGCTTGTCTAAAGGCAGCGTTAATTAAAGTCTCTTTACCTAACTTGTCTGTCCATTTAAATAAACTTAGTCCCATCGCTTTGTCAAGTAAACGAGCAGTTGTACGAGAGTCAGCATTAGTGATTTCAGTAGCCACTCTAGCGACTCCAAGGTCTATAATGCTTAAATTTTTAGTACCAAACATTGAGGCAAGAGTATTACGCAATCCGTATAAAGAAGCTGAGATAGCGGGGTCTGCAAGCTGAGTGATTGCTGAGAAAGGATTAGCAATAGTACCCATGTATCCTAAGTCTTTAACAGTAGCGTTAAGTTTACTAGCGGACTGTTCACCACCTACAAATCTAGTCTTTAGCAATTCAATTAGTTTGTCTTGCTCATCAGCAGTAAGCTGCTTAGTTTTAATCAAGTCTTCTACATACTTAGTAACGGACTGATCGACATCTATGACACCATCATTAGTCTTTTTGGTAGACCCTTTAAAGAACTTAGATACTTCAATGTCGTTGACAGCATTACGTATGTACATCGACAATGCTTCTTCAGGTTCAGCATAGTAAGGCAGGTTAGAATCTGTCAGTGTTAGTTGACGTTGTTGGGCAAAGGAAGGCTTACCTTTACCATCGTGTCGATACCCACGTAACACGCCTTCAATTACTTTATCTTTTTCATTCGGCTTTAAGGTTCTGCCTTTAAGTTTCTCAGCCTTGCGTAATTGCTCAGAGATAACACCTTGGTATTCTGCTCCTAAATCTTTACGTAGCCCACGGTAATCTTTAACAAGACGGGGGAAGTAGTTTTCAATTAGCTCAAAGCTACGGCCATTTTCTCGTAGTTCTTCACCTAAGTTCTTTAGCAGAGGAACTACTGTATCAGTAAACTCACGAGCCATTGTTGGACTTACGTTCTTCATCAGCTTAGTGGCTTCATCAAAACGTCCGTTATACAGTGCCTTAGATATTTGGTTCTTAATATTCTTAGGAGCAGACTGTAGGCTAATAAGAAAAGGCTCTACCTCTGCTGTCTTAGCATAAGTCCTGCTAGCCATGCTATATTCAGTATGTCTTAAACGTCCGAACACTCCTTCATCAATGTTCCTAACCTGAGTGCTTAAGATTCCTGCTAACCTATCCAAGCCTTCCATGTACTGACGGCTGACAGCACTGTCTTCCACTAGTGCCTTGTCTACTGCTTTAGCTGCATTGGTTGCAGACCTGTGTACGTTTAATCTTGTACCTGTTTTCTCAAGAGCCACTGCTACTTCTTGTGCATCTAACCCTGCATCTTTAAGGATCTGCCAAGGATTGTCAGGAGCTACACCATCAGCTACTGCAATGTCTAGTTCAGCCTGTGCTTTCTTTACTATCTTATCAGCTTTCTTAGCTGCTACTTTGTTGACAATAGTTTTAGATACATAACCAATACCTGAAACAAATACCAAACCTGCGGCTGACATCTTTGCAGCTTTTTCAGGATCAACAACTCCTTTCTCTGACAAATCTTCAAGGGCTGACATACCACCAAACAAAGCAGCACCTCTGAGTCCTTGCTGTACAAGAGTACGCCCCATAGCTAACCCTGCTGTGGGATCAGTCAGTTGATTCATTATTACACCGCTAACAGCAGCGGCACTTGTATCGTCTTCTACAAAGAAGTGACCGTACTTTTCTTGTAATGCTCTATCTCTCTGAAGAAGTCTAGCTTGTCTTCGTTGGTCAGGAGTCATGTCCATGTAGCCCTCAACTTCAAACAGTTCATCAGGATCTGCGTAGTCTACAAGGTGGTCTTGTCCTGCTAAGTAGTGAGGACGTCCCGCTGTTAGGCGATCAAACTGACGGAAGGGGAAGTACGTCTCAAGAATATTGCTAGCACGTTCAAGAGGCTTCTCGTCTTTGTCAACGGAATAACGCCACTGCTTCCATGAGTCAGCCGCGCCTGAGTCTATTATAGTATCTCCAAACACACGAGAACCTACGCCCACATTATTATCTTGTAGGAACTTGGAGTTGTCAATATCTTCTTGAGTAATAAGTCTACCGCCCAGTTGAGCGTCTTCAGGCGTAGAGTAAACGCGAATAATTTCGTTTCCTTTTACTCTGTCTCCCGCAACAATACCATTTTCAGTTAAGAAAGGAGACTTCCTAATCTCTTCTAAAGTTAAAGCCCTGCCTTCTTCAGTAGTACGTGCGGCTACAGCTTGACGTTCTTCTTCTATCGCTTCTTCTACACGAGACTGTCTTTCCTCTGCTTGAGACTCAGCTACCGCTACCATGCGTGGATTAAAACCTTTAGACTCTGAGTCAGGATTAATACTGCTATCACCACCGCTACGGGGGTTAGGATTAAGTGCCATGTTTATCTCACTTTATAATGTAATTATTTCCAAACTCATCGTCTGTCATTGTTGTAGGCAAGGATTGTTTTAGAACTTGTCTTAATGCTTGCTCTCTAGTTAAGGTACGTCCTTCATCCCTTGCTGCTGATACAGCTTCTTCTGCTCTTTGGAAAACTATTGTTTTTTCCGAACTGCTTAATTGATTAAACGGAATATAGTCTTCGGCTCTAGGGTCTATTTGACTTAAGATTGAATCATACAATACAATTTCATTATCAGTTAATCCTGCGTCTGAAGGCTTCTTAATATCTTTTGGCTGTCTAAACAGTATAGTAGTAGCAGCCCCAAGATCACCACCGTTAGACAAGAACTCTACCATGTCGTCATTGCCTAAAGTCTTGGCTCTTTTAATTAAAGTTAATCTAATTGCTTGGTCTTGTTCTAATTGTTTTAAAGCTGTAGCAGTCTTAGCTGCCTCTGCAAACCTACCAGTAGCCTGTTGTATACCTGCAAGTTTACGCAGATCAGCAGGGTCACTCAGGTCTAACTGAGACATAGCCATCTGTAGTTGTTCAGCAGGAGTACCTCTGCTTTGACCCATCAGCCCACGAGCAGCCCTTTGTAAACCTTGTGCTTGTTGTGCGCCAAAGGCTAACCGTTGCTGTGCTATACTGCCTCCCGCCATAGGGTCAATACCGCCACTAGGTACGCCTGTAAGGAGTCCTGCAATATCTGTTCTAGCCATTAGTTATTCTCCTTTAAACAAACGTGTAGGGTCTAACGCTTTAATCCAATCTGGAGTAGGAGCGTCACCTACACCTAAGTAGCTTAATAGACCACCGTCTTCTTCAAGGTCTACACCTAGCTTTTCAGCAAGTAATCTTTCTTGTATTGTAGGCTGTGTACCTAACAAGCTAGTCATTAGACCTTGCTGTTGCTGTTGCTGCAATAGGTTAGCCAACTGCTCTGCCTGTAGTCGGGACTCTAGTCCTGTCTGACCTAACTTGGCTTGTAGTTCAGCACCACCTAACTGACCTTTCTGCTGTAGCTGTGCAGGAAGATTAGCAGCACCAAATAACCCTAGTGCTTGAGCTTGTGGCTGATAACCTGCGGCCTGTAATGTACTGCCTAGTTGAGCAGCTTGTGTCTGTTCTGCCATTGCTTGTTGTCTAGCACCTAAGTTAGCTCGTGCCATAGCTTCCTGTCGTGCAGTTTCCATAGCTAATAACTCAGGGGAAGCGCCACCATAGGCGGCAGAGGACAACCCTAAGCGGCCTTGTGACAGCATACGCTCTTCCAATGCTAGACGCTGACGTTCCTCTTCAGGACGCTGTACGGCTCTCATCTGCTCAAATAACTGTGCTTGTGCTGTAGTAGGGTCTGCACCTACCTGACCAAACAATCCTGTAGCTTGACCTAGCAGTTGCTGTTGTGCCGCTTGTTGCTCAGGAGATAACGTAACGCCTAAGCCACCTTCAGGTGTAGCGGCTATATTAGCTAAACCACTAGTAACAGTGTATGGTTTAAATGCAGTAGCTTCCTGTACCTGTGTACCTAATTGCTGCATCCCTGCTTGAGTCTCACGGCCAAGCTGTTGTGCTGCTTCAATGTTTTCTTGACCCAGAAAGTAAGAACCTGCGCCTCCTATTAAATCGCTTAAAGCCATTAGTATGACCCTCCAGTAATTGTGTCAGCCGTCAATGTACCTGTGACGTTCACGGTAGCGGCTGTTACAGTACCTGTGAAAGTAGGACTAGCAGTGTCGGCTTTAGTAGCGACAGCAGTTGCAATGTTAGTATACTCAGCGTCGATCTCAGTACCTCTTACAATCTTAGCAGCATTGCCTGAAGGGAGAGTATCCTTTGCAGCAAAGTTAGTTGTCTTAGTGTAATTAGACATTAGATAAGTCTCCCTAGTAGAGCGTGTATGTCAATTTTTTGAATAGAAAAAGATGAGTTGTTTATTTCAGATTCGATACCAATAGTAACTACTTCTCCACTTCCTGTAGTATTTACTTTAGGAGTGTTAATAAGCTGACTAGACACATACTCAGCAATGCCGTATTCAGCAATACCATACTCAGGTACTATAGATGAAGAACTAAAAAGTAAGGCTTGTTTAGTATAATCAGTTGAATAATCATAACCCCAATTAAGGATAGCTTCTGTGGATTCACCACCAATAATAGTAACATTAAATTTCTTTAAAAACTTTAAGTTAGAAGTGTTACCAAAGTCCAGAGGGTTACTAAAGTATCTCATTTCATAACTAACAGCACCATCAAGATAAGAATCATATTTAGCTATACCGCTAGATAAACCTATGTAGATAGTCCCACCTTCCAATACAGTAAGAGCCAGAGGATATAACCCTGACCACGTTGTAGCCCGTTGTGACCCATCAGGCAGTGCAGTACGCATATCAAAGCAGTACACAGTGTTGCTGTCTGGTAACGTCAGTAGGTAGAATGCTTCATCAGCACTGTACAAAGACTTAATAGGGTTAGTCTGTAGCGGTATCAGGCTTAACAAGTCAGTGCGTACATTCTTACTGATGTCGCGCATAGGCATAGACTTCTCTTGTATAGTCCTACCAAAGCTACGTACACCTGTCTCAGACAAGAACAGTATGTCAGTGCCTGTGTGCTGTACTGAGTCACGGGCTATACAGCCAACGCCTTCTACGGTGTCTGTAAGCGTCATAGAGGCAGGAGAGGAAGCACCTGAGTACACAATTATAGACTTCTTACCAAAGATGATTAGGAAGCCGTTGTGAGCCGCTAGAGCCGTTATCTCGTCAAAGCCTGTAGGCCATACAGTAGTGACATCTAACGAGCCTGACGTACCTCCTGTCCAGTGATGACCATTAAGTGTATCAGACCAGTAGACAGTGTGTTTGTTACCTGTAATGTCTGCTGCCCAGAGTCTACCGTAGGCCGCTAGAACTTCATTAGCTTCTGGAGGAGTACCTGTAGCGTGACTGTGTGCTGAGTGTTCTTCTAATACAAAAGAACCTCCATGATCTGTACCTAGTACATACTCGTGATCTCGTTGAAACAAATATACATGATCGTTTAGAGTAACAGCTTTCCAGTTATTAGCTGTTGGAGTATAACCTGTTGGTGTAGCGTCTGTTAGTGTTGTAGTGCCTGTGAATAATTTATTGTTACCTGCTGATATGACAACCTTGTCACCAGAGTTATCAATATATTCATACACCATTTCTATGCCACGACTGCTTCCTAGTACAGAAGAGCCATTAGTAGATACTTCTACCCAACCCTTACGCGCGCCAACACGGCCTAGCTTGTCAATAACACAGTTGTCTGCAACAGCGGCAAACGATGGATCAACACCAATGGGTGAGTCCTGTGTGTTAAGCCCTGCAAAACCAGGGGCGGCAACGGTAATATTTTGTAATTGTTGTGCCATTAAGAATACCAGATAGTTTCTTCAGGATGTTGTGACGCATCAATAGCGATAGCATCAGCCAAGGTGTTATCTGCAAGTGCGAACAACTCTGCTGCACTAGTGCCTCCAGTTTCACCACGCTCTCTAGCACCTAATGCAGTGGCTAGTTGTATGACAGGTGATGCAGGTGCAAGCAAAGTATCTGAGTCTACTGTAAAATCTTCTGTTCGCTTAACCACGTTAAAACGTAACTGATACACAGCATCAGGCTTTGGATATATATCAACAGCATAGTCTCCTGCACTGCTGACACCGTTTACGCTATAATACTGTGGAGAACTTGACGGAGGATCTTGATTTAAAAATACATTATTCATCCAGTGTGAACCACGGTATTGCATAAAAACATTGGATGTATCATTAACAACATCTAATATTTTCATTTTACTTTTTGATCCAGTAAGTACGTAATTAAAAATACCTGCTGTAGTAGATACAGTAAGTGTAGTACGTAATGCAGTCCAATCGTAAGAGTCTTCTACGGTGCGTTTAGCATCATTGACAAACTCACCAATAAGTTTAGAGTAGGCGTTCTGACCAACAGTGGTCACTTCATCCTCCCTCAGTCTGCGTAATACGCTGTTTACCAGTTGTAAGTAAGTCATTAGAAATTGTAACTCCGTGGTTTAGCTTCGTAAATAGTGTTTTCAAAGAAGTTGTCATAGTCTGGTTCGTAGTCTAACTGTGGCGCAGACTCTGGGTAAAACAACTCTAGTTCTTCTCCTTGTGACTCTATAGGATAATCGCTGATGCCTATCTCTGTTTCAAACTGAAATAGCTCATCATTAAACAAGCTGTCTGTTGTGCGTGTAGGTGATGGTATAAAGTCTTGACCTGTGTCTGACATAAGAGAAGGGCTTAGATCAAAAGGTAAGTCCATACTAGGTAGGTCAATACTAGGTAAGTCAATGTCTGGTAGAGCCTGTCTAATGGCTGTATCTAAAGCAGACAGAGCGTCACCAACAGGCTGTGTTACTGCATCATCAAGAGCCTTCGCTACTTCTCTAGTAGGTTGTATAACAGATTTGTCTACAGCTTTACCACCTGCTCTAACAACATCTTCAGTTGTTCTACCTGCTTCTCTAATGGCTTCTTCTATAGGGTCTAAGGCACTAGTGTCTATGGCTGACACAGACTTTTTAACAATGTCAGCAACCTCCGTACCTATTTTACCAAGGGGACGTACAGCGTTTCTGACAATATCTTCAACAATACCTAAGTCAATATCTTTACCGTCTAAGTTTAGACCACCGCCTTCGTCAATATACTTACCTAGTCCTGCTAGTAAAGCATCATCAAACTCAGCACCGCCCGCTACTTTATCTACTACCTTAACTAAACCTGCTTTAACATCGTCAGCTTGAAACCTACCTAATAAGTCTGAACCTTGAGGAACGTCAGCAAACGCTTTGTCAAGTGCTTCATTACCAAACTTACTTACAATAAAACTTTTAGGATCGCCTGTTGCCGCTGCACTTAATAAACCTACAGTATCTGTATAGCCTAATCCTGCAATGCCTTTACCTACTGCCTCTACTCCTGTAGCTCCTTGTACTGGTTTAGCTATTATATTTGCACTTTCTAAAGCAGGAACAGCTAAAGAAAGCCAATCACTGGCGTGTAGTGTTTCTCCTGTAACAGCTTTACCTGCTGCTATTGCAGCCTCAGAATAACCGCCTGACAAGTATCCGGCAGCAACTCTAAAGGGAGCAAAGTTTAATGCTTTTTCAAAGAAACTAGACTCAGGTGGATTTCCTACCCAAATCAGAGAGTAAGAACCAATAGGAGCTTCTCCTCCACTAATGTCTACATAAGAGCCTGAGTTCAATCCAAAATTTGGGCCTCGTAACTTTTCAATTTCGTTATACTCATCAGAGTTTCGAAAGTGTCTAAGGTGTGACATAGTGCCGTAACCAGTGTCAGGCCCTTTCATGAACAGCTTAGACGTATCATAGTCGTAAGGGTAGTCTATTTCAAACTCTTTAACTGTATCTATAAATAAAGGAGGTTTTTCTTCTTCAATTTTACTGCCAAAAACATCAGCACCTGCTATGTCATCTGCGTAGCCTGCACCACCAGTGCCTGTGATATAACCTCTAAACTCTCCTGAGAAAGCCTCTTCTTCGTATTCAGCCTCTCTTCTATACTTTTCTCTAGCGTCAGTCCAATTTTTTTGATATTCGCTTGACCCTAAATAGTTAGTATACCAATCTGCCATGTTAAATTCAGGTTCAGCCCTAGAACCCATAACTGTGACAGGAGTTGGTATATCAATACTAGGAGAATCTATAGTAGATGCGAAAGGAGTAGCATTTAAATTTACAACTTCTTCTCTAGCGTCAGCAAAAGCCTGAGCGCGAGTGCGTCTTGCTCTATTAAACGCACCATTTCTTCCCCTTAAAGCCATTATCGTTCTCTCTGTACGTTTTTAGTCTTTTCTACTGTACGCATAGCACCTAAGCCTAACATGCCCATCAGTACACTTGTGAGTAATGAGCTATCAACAGGTGGGACAGTAAACCAGATTCCTAGTATTGGAGCTAGGATGGTAGAATAGAATAAGGCTAGTCCACATATCCAACCAATGGCAGGACGCCATCCCGCGACAAATAAACTCTTGTGTGCCGCTTCAGCCTTGTTGACCTCTATCTGTCCCTTGGCTAACTCTTGAGCATGTTTCTCAGCCATAGTAGATAGTTCATAGGCTATTTGGTTTTTCTTATCTTTATCTTCTATGAATTTATCTAAAAGACCTGTCACTGGCCCTATTAAACTATTTAAAATACTCATATATTATACACTATTTAGTCTTGTTTGTCAAGTTCTTTCTTCGTCTCACCATGCACAAGTTTCTGCACAGTGTCAGATTCATAGATGCGAATACCTAGCCAGATGATTGTCAGCAGTGATGCTACAGGTGGTAGCCAAGATGCTAGCGATAGTATAGCCGTAGATATTGCAGTAACGTCCAACATGTCTTTCGTTTGTTCATCCATTTCCTTGTCCTATGATCCAAGAGATTGTTAAGTAAACACCAGAGGCTAATACTAGGATACCTGTGGTTTGTAGTGTGTTCCAGTATAACGCTTTACGTCTACGCTCTTGTGCGTATATAGTCTTCTCTCGTTTCTCCTTGATCTTCCTACGCAACTCTACCAACTCTTTGTAGCCGTTTGGCCCGTAGGAATACATCAGGAGTTCTCTGAGTTCCTTCTCTTGTTGCTGTATCTTCTTTTGGTGAGCATATACCTGCATTGCCTCTTGCTCAACAGACTGTGACGCAACAATCTTTTTAAATAGTGGTGGGTTTTCTGCCCTTCGTTGACATTCATTTAAATCACTTACTGCTCCGTACCACCGCCCTATCTGTGATAATGTATCCTCCACATCACGACCCGCAGCTACCATACGCTTGATAGTACCAAAGGCGTTAGTGGCTATGCTGATGGCTGTGACTGGATCAATCATTAGTTAGTACCTATATTTAAATTAATTAAAAACTACATCTACTGTAGCACCTATAGTAGTTCCAAAGGGTGCAGTAGTTCCTACGTTTTTTGTCCAATTCGTCTTCCCGCTAGGATCAGCAGCATAATTAAAACTAGTTCTAGCATGAGCAGTCCCACCGCCAAAAGAAACAGTTGTCCATCCTGAGTTAGTAGGAGTTGTGTCGTCAATACTTATTTGTGCAATCCAAGAGCCGCCATAAATAGTAGGATTTTGTGCGTGAAGGCTAATATAATTTGAACCAGATTCCCACTTACAGACCCCATCAGACACGCTGCCGAAAGAAAAAGTTGGAGACGAGGAGCTAAAACCGTACCAAGGGCCTGCATAAGTAGGATCAGCGGCTGCTTTATAACCAACAGTAACTGTTTGAGTATCAAGAGAACTGCTCCACACCTTATTGCTTCCTACCCAGACCTCATTAATCTCTGTACTGCCAATTTTAATTTCAGTTATTTCAGTGCTGCCTACATAAATACTCATGGCTAAGTCCTAAAATAAATAGTATTTGAGTCAGTCCCTGTAGATGCTGTAGAAATATTATAACCATCTACTTTATCAGCGTCTAGTCCCGAACCAGAACCATCTACTGTTAGTAAAGCAGCTAGTATTTCAGCAGCAGTTTGGTCTGCTGTTGCTCCTGTTTCAACACCATCTAATTTAGTTTTTAAAGCAGTTGTAAAATTCTTTTCTGTTAGGCCGCCATCTCCTACTGTATAAGTAACTGCGGGAGATACTTCAACTACAGCATTAGAACTGTCTTTTGTATAAATCTTTTTGTCTGTAACATTAACAGCAAGCTCACCTTGAACTAAATCACTAGCCAAAGGAACTGCTGAAGCTGTTGAACTGTTTTTAATTATAATGGTTGTCATTCTGAATCTCCATTATTTTGATTTTCTAACTCATACATATATTGCATAGATGCGTGCATGTTCTCTGCTTCTGTTTTTATATAGTTTTGTATTTCTTCTTCTGAAACATCTGTTATAACAATTTCAAAATAAGAATCCAAATAATTAAAAGCCGCACGAATGTCGCCTTCTTCTTCTATTACTGTGTAGTCAATCATTGGTTAAATACTCTGTTAAATTAGTTAAACACTACTGATTTAGTAGCACCTACAGTAGTACCATAAGGTGAAGTGTACCCTACCAACCGAGTCCAAAACTGCGCTGATGGGCTACCGCCATAACTAAAGCTTGCTCTGGAATAGGTTGACCCGCCTATAGTTATACTTGTCCATCCTGAATTACCGGCTGTGCCCCCAGTTATTGATACTTTCAACTGATACCGCCCATTATAAATGCCCGGCCTTTGGGCGTTTAACTCGTGATAAGATGCACCGCTTCGCCATGCGACAGAGGTTTTGCTTACACTGCCCGTTCCGCTGTAGTTTTGATACCCATACCAAGGCCCTGCATAAGTAGGATGAAGGGCGGCTTTATAACCGACAGTAACTGTTATAGAGTCTAGCGAACTAGAAGCCCCATAATAATTTGAAAAAGCCACGTAAGCCCCACTGGACTTACCAATAAGACCACGGATGTCAGCGTCGTTAATGGTGCAAGCAGAACCGCTAGAGCCACCTGCTTCAACGTGGATTTCGTTTAAGCCAATCATTCCTGAGCTTGTTACGGCCATAATTAAGAACCTTTAAGTTCGTCTACTTGTGACTTCAAGTCTTTGATTGATTCAATTAATAATGATACAAGCTGATCATATTCGACGTACTTGTAGTTCTCTTCATCGCCTTTCATAAGCATAAGTTGAGCTTCACCAACTGCCTGTGGTAGCACCTTTTCTACTTCCTGTGCCATTACACCCGCAGAGCGCTTGTCGTCTTTTAAGTAGGTAAACTCGTAGCCGTTTAACTGGCAGACTTTATCGAGAGCGTTCTCTACCTTGTTGATGTCTTTTTTCAGATTGATGTCAGACGTAGAAGTAGAGTAGGCATAGATGTTACCGTCAGCGTGGAAGTCACCATTGGTGTTCATTAAGAACTCTTCGGCATCTGCGTTATTTACGCGAAACCTAATCTGGCTAGGCGATTTGATGTACGTGTGACTGTTGTTAGAAAAGTACAAGCGGTTTTTGCTATCACTAGAGGCGTACCACGTATTAGCTGCAAACGTACCAGAGAATCCACCAGTAGCACCAGTCGGACCTTGTGGGCCAGTAGCACCAGTAGCGCCAGTAGCACCAGTAGCACCAGTAGCACCATCAGCACCTGCGGGGCCTTGTGGCCCTGCTACAGTAGAGTCTGCTCCGGTAGCACCTTGTGGCCCTGTTGCACCTTGTGGCCCTGTAGCACCTGTCGGCCCTGCTACAGTAGAGTCAGCACCTGTCGCTCCGGTAGCTCCTTGAGGCCCTGTTGCACCTTGAGGGCCTGTAGCACCTTGAGGGCCTGTAAGGGCTGTTAGTTGTTCAGATGTAAAGTCGGAGTATACAAAAGCATTACCTTGTGGGCCTGTAGCTCCAGTAGCACCCGTTGGGCCTGTTGCGCCAGTAGGCCCTGTAGCTCCTGTAGGGCCAGTAAGTGCTGTTAGTTGTTGAGTAGTAAAATCAGAATATACAAAAGCATTACCCTGTGGGCCTTGAGGCCCTGTAGCTCCTGTAGGCCCTGTAGCTCCTGTGGGTCCTACAGGCCCTTCAACAGTTGAATCAGCCCCTGTAGCACCTGTTGATCCTGTATCTCCTCTAGGAACAGTTAATACACCTGTGCTACTATTATATGACGCATTAGTTCCCGCAGAGCCAGTAGCTGTAGTTAATGTAAGAATTTGATTTGCAGAATTTGCGGAAGCGGTTGCACTATTAGCTGCTTGAGTTGCGCTAGTAGCAGCAGCAGCAGAACTAGACGAACTAGCGACAGCACTAGCGGCTGCATCACTTGCTTTCGTAGTTGCTATGATAGTTTGTTCTGTAACGGCAAGTAACGAGGCATCATTATTAGAATCGCCTGAACCGCCCTCTCCTCTATATATAGCCATTATAGCTCCTACGAAAACAAAAGAAAATTAAAAAGGGAAAGGGGACTCCGTAGAATCCCCTTAGTTGTATCAGCTTACTGAACAGCCAATACGAATCCTGCTTCAGGACGCATTACTTGACAACCGTAAAGCGTATCAGCAGTGTAGAGAGTACCCAAGAACTCTTGCTTGTACTGGGTCTGTGAGCGAATACCTTGCTGCTCTGCAAGAACATTAGTGTCCTTGTGGATTAGCTGTGCGCCACGTACACCAGTTTCAATAGTAGGTACGTTAGTAGATACAAACACATCAACGCCATAGAGATTACCAATCTTGCCAGTCTCTACGCCTTTGCCATTAACAAAGTCAGTAGAAGTGTAGCGATCAATACCCATGATAGCGTTACGCAGTGAAGGAGGAACGATAAAGCTACGTCCGTCCATAGGAACGTCTGCGTCATCCATCTTCTGAATCAATGCGCGGAACGCACCGTCAGTGAATGCATTAACGTCAGCAGTGCCATCAGCATCGTAGGCTTCCAAAGCGCCACCCGCAGTGATTTGGAATGCAGCGTTGTGAACGTAGGAAGAACCGTCACCGTTACCGAAAGACTTACCAAGAGCAAACAAATCATCGTCTACTTGCTTGGCTAGGCCGTAACCTGCGTCACCAGTATAGAACTGACGCAAAGAAGCGAGAGCCTGTACTTCGGTGATGTCTTCAATCATACGAGAGAATTCAAAGTGCTTGTTGATGTTGATTAGCACTTCAGACTCAACAGCGTTCTGAATAGTTACAGCAGTGCCTTCGGCTTTGGCGTGAGCCGCACCACGAGTTGGCTTAGGTACATGGATGGTGTCGCCTTTCTTACCAGTCATGCTCATTTTTTTAACGAGGTTAGCCAGAACAAGATTGCTCTTGTATGCAGCAATTACTTCGTCACTCCAGATTTCTGGAATAAATTTAGCAGCAGATGTGTTGTCTACTGCACCGCCCATTGCGGGATATACTGAATCAGTCATAATAATAGTCCTATAATGAAATTAGTTTCGGACTCTCCCTTCAGCATATGCTTGCATGATTTCATCAGACAAAGACAAATACCTATCAGGATCATCCTGCATTAGTTTAATAATGTCTGAGCGTCTATAAACTTTGCGAGATGCTGTCTCACCACTTCCCTTTGCACCGCCTGTTGAGGCAGTTTTAACAGCTTCTTTCCTGCTCGCTTTCTCCTGTGCTACTGTCTGACCAACAGCTTGTTGACGTTCCTTCCATAAACTGAAAAGCTCATCAGCGGCTTCATAGTCATACTGCGTATCCGCTTGTGCAAAGAGTTGAGTACGAATCTTTGATCCTTTAATCCAATCAACAAACTTACCATCTTGCAGAATCTCTTGCATGTCGGGATGACGTTGTAACAAATGAGACTGCGCTGTCTGTTGCTTGTACTGCTGTGTTTGTGCTTCAGCAGCTTTGATTGAAGGATGATTCTTAATCGCTCTCTCGACTGCCTTGTCGGGATCAGAGAAAAAGTCTATATCTTCTTCAGCTTCTTGTGGTGCTTGTGTTGTCGTGTCGAGTTGTGTCTGTATGTAGTCATCAACAACTTTACGTAGCTCCCCTACTTCACTGCTCTGTCGGCCTAATAACTTCTCAGCCTCTTGGTGCATCCGTACAATATCAGCCGTTGACTTTCCTTTGTACTTGTCAGGGATTTCTTCTTGTTCTTGAGGAGTTTCCTGTAATTCAGGTTCCTCAGTTACTTGATCTACTACTTCTTCGTTGTTGTCTAGTTCTTCTTCTACTGGACGCTCGTCTATTAGTGTTGCCATTATTAAACTCCGTGATTTCTCATTATGGAGGTGTATTATGTAAGGATTCGGTTAGGAGTTAGCCTTACGCTCTTGTTGTAGCTTCTGCGCTCTATTCCTCTCCCACTGTCTAGTTGCACCTAAAAAATCACCAGACAGAGGGTCTAACTTGGAACGCACAGGACTTACAATTCTTTGTGCTATCTTGTCACAGTCTAAACACGGTATGTGTGTACATTCAGAATCAACTAGTCTTTCGTTGATGTGACCCTGATCACACTTAAAGTCAACCAAGATACGCATTACTCTTGTGCATCTTCTAGTTGTTGTTGTTCAGCCGTGTCAAGCTGTGCTTCTAGATTAAGTATATTAGCTATGATTGAAAGTTGGCCTTTACGAAAGTGTAGGTCTTCCACATCTTTAGTTAATTCTACTGAGTTAATTAGTACCGCATTAGAGTTCAGGTCTTCTAACAGTTGTTTCCAACCTTCTGAACGAAACATATCTCTCATGTTGCGGTAATATAGTTCTAGCTTAGGGTCAATCATACTGTTTCTCCAATAAGGACAGATGAGTTAATGTTAGTGTACCCTGTTATTATAACATAAAAGCATAAGAAAGTCAAGCATTATTTCTTATTTTTACTTGACTTCTGTGCAGTTTTGTTGTATATAGCGTCCCAGTTGCTAGCAAACTTCTTTTGGTCTGTCTTTCTCTGGGAGCTACCTTTACCACCGTGGGTCTGACCCTTCATCGTTTCTTACCTTTATGTAGGCCGTGTTTGGCGTGTTGCTTACCCTTGGCAGTGGCTTCTCTTTTCTTCTTGTTAGCAGCCGCTAGCTTCTTCTTACCTGCTGCGGTTGACTTTAGTTTCTTTATAGTCTTGGAGGGTGCGTAGACTTCGCCTGTCTCTGATGACTTCTTACCGCTAGGTGTACGCCACTTCTGCTTAGTCCACTTCTTTAAAGACTTCTGTGATTCCTTTAGTGCCATTACTTATAGCCTCCACCCTTTGCCTTGTACTCCTTGGCTAACATCTGAGCTTTCCTAGCAGACCATTGACCTGCCTTACCACCCTTAGTTCCTGCTTTAATTTTATTAAACAAGTTCTTCCGCATGGTAGGCTTAGTGTAGTTACCTGCTTTATTTACTGTAGACTTTTTAGTTGGCATACTACTTACCTTTCTTAACTGGCTTCTTCTTAGGCTTTGCCGCTGTCTTCTTCTTTGGTGGTCTGCCTACTTTACTACCGTATGTACCTTTACCGTATGGCATAATCTTCTCCTACATTAAAGTGTCGTATTTCTGCATTTATATGTACATATAAGTGTACACGTTTTCGTCAATATGGTGAATCTGTGTAGACTTATAATCCTATTAAGCCCCAACCGTGGTTTGCAATTGCATTGAGAATAATAAAGATACATGTAGCCATATGAGTAAACCACCAAACAGTCCTAATACTAGCGACAGTATTAGCTTGCTTATCTGTCTCACCTATCTTCTCCCC